TCGGCTTTCGAGGTAACGGACTCTACTCACCAATGGGATTAAAATATTATTATTATTGATGCCGTTACTCATCAGGTACAAATATACAAAAATTATTTAACTTTCCAAACCTTTATAAAATTCTTCACGCATTCCTGAATTTACATTGTGAAATATATCACTTAGTTTATCCATGTATTCAGTATCTGTAAAGTTTCGAGTTTCTAATTGTTGGACCAACTCAAAGCCTATTTTTTGCCATTTGTTAAAATCGTGCTTCATTCTTTGCTTATATTTGCCTGTAAGTAAAGTTGATTGTTCAACTGTTGCCTTAAATAAAGCGATTAGTAAATGACTTTCAAATTCTGTTTTCGCTTGTTCAATTGTTAGTGGTTTTTCCATGTTCTTTGATTTTTGATTTGTAAATTTTAATTAGTTCCTGTATTTCTTCTAAAGTTAGTTTTAAAGATTCATTTCTGCTATTTAATAACTCATTGAATTTACAAAGTCCTATCCTATTTGGTAATTGAATAAAGTATTCAGCACTTGCTCCATGTTTGTGTTGGTTACAGTGAACACATTGACCGTGACAATTATCCTCGTTGAATCTTAAATTAGGATAACTACCAACTGCTAAGAAATGACCAGCATCAAACTTTTCCTTAAAAGGCTTTAAACACGTTATACAGCCTTTTTTTTCATCTCTTAGTCTTATCCATTGGTTAAATAACTTTTGTAGTGTATTAAGCCATTCTGTTCGTGTTTTTGATTTACTGATTAACTCCGCTTTTTTTTTCTTCCAAACTTTTTTCTCTGCTAATAAAGATGCACATTTAGGACTGCAAACTTGTTGAAGTGAATTAAATGGAGTGTAGGTTGTCCCACACTCCTTGCATTTTTTATCTTTTATTCTCTTCATTAAAATAAATTACCTACTGCTGTTGGGAAGTCTTCAGTTGCTGCATCATACTTTAGAATTTTTAAATTAGTTCCTTTTACATAGGCATTCCATGTCTTTATTATAAATGCCATTTTTAATGTTGGAGGAATTTTCTTTAAAGACATTTTATCTGATAGTAATTTGTTTCTTAATAACGAAATTACATCATTGTCAATGTTCATCCCCGTACATAGTTTATCAATAAAATCAAATGCTTTTTGACTATTTAGTTGTTCAAAGTATGCATAATATCCTCCAATTTGCGAACCTGGTAATATTTTTGCAAATGATAAATACCAATTGTGAGATAATCTTGCAACATTATCCCAATATTTATCTTGTTGAATATATTGATCTAAAAGCACAGCGTTTGTTCCTCTTACCTTTTTTCTAGTGCCTAATTTATTATTTTCTTTTAATGTATTATAAAATGATATTATTGATGGTATAGCATTGTATCTAGTTATTCCATTTATCTTAAATACATCACAAGCGTTTCTAGTTGAACCTGTATCTAATACATCAAATACTTCATCTTCTAAATTAGTTGCTAAATGAAAATAAACAGGAATATTTGCTTTAATGACAGCGTGTAGTCTATGTTGACCATCTAATATAATATTAGTTTTAGAAATTTTAATCATTTCTGCTGTATTATCTTTCCATCGTTTATTAATTATGTCATTTGCATATTGTGATACTAAATATCCTTTTAAAGGTCTATTATTAATGTTAGCTTCTAATAATTGTTTTGCTAATGTTGGAGTTATTAACTCTTTTTTAAAATTTATCATGTTGTTTGATTTTTAATTGTTTTTACTTTTTTCCGTTAAATGATTCAAAATATTGATTAAATAGTTCCCTTGCTGCTATTACTTTTTCTTTCATCTTATCGTGTATTTCTTCATTGGCATTTACCCTGTAAATAAATAATCCTAAGTCACTAATAATACGAGGATCGAAAGAAACAAAATCACACCACTTGCGACCTGATAATAACATATAGCATTGCATCTGATAATAGTATTCAGGCTGTTCACTTAAAAATGTTTCATCGTTTGTAATAAAGCAATGTTTTAAGTGATTAGCTCCATTAAAAGGGCATTTAACTTCAATTAAACCATCTTCACCTACTAAACCATCTGGACTGCCTGTTAATCCTTCTATTTCGTTTGAGTAAAGCATTAAACTATCTTTTACTTCATTCCCAGTTACTGATGAATAAAACTTTTTTGCAGTTGGTTCATGTTCGTTACCCCATTCAGTTGCAAAATTATTTATGCCTTGCTTAACCTCACCGCTTAATTTCTCCCAAACCTTTTCAAGTATGTAAGTTTCTGCTGTTTTGGATAGGCTATCTTTTTTGCTGCGAGGTTCACTCATTAGCTTCCAGATTTCACTCCCGGTGAAATTACCTTGTCGGTTTATAAACCATTCAGGACTGTATATTTCAATTGTGCTTTCCATTATATTGATTTTAAAAGTTTAACTTCAAGTTCTTGACTAACTTCGTATTTTGCCTTTATAGCATCGATTGATCCACCTTTCATTAAATACTCAACTGCTTTTCCAAAAGACTCTGTATCTGCATTTAAAATAGGTTTACGGGCTACTTCCTTTTTATTGTCATGGTCTGCATCGCTTTCTGTTTCATCAATTAAGAATAAACCATTTAAAGCGTATTTACGAGCGTAACTTGAAGCTGTGCCAGTACATTGTTCACTACTCATTCCTTTATGTTCGCTCATTTCCGCAAAGCCATTTACTGAAAAACTAACAACGTTATATAAAATTGTTGCAGTTGATTTTAAGAATAACTTATTTCCAACTATTAAAACATCATCTGTTAATGTTAATGTTAGTTCGTATTTATTTAAAAGTGGCTTTACAGCTTCTAAAATATCCTCAGCACTTCTATACTTATACTTACCAAATGAATTATAATTACCTTTTGGTACTTTTAATTCTGTTTGAATAGCAATTAAACGTTCATTAATTGTCATTTGTTTTTCGTTCTTTTCTGTAGTTTTCATAATTTTGATTTTACTTGATTATATATTTCATCAAATTGTTCAGCTGTGATTTCTTCATATTGAAAAGGAAAATTCATCAAATATCCACTTATTTGAATTTGATGTTCGTTTTGAAAACAATAAGCAGTAGTTGTTTTGTTTTCTTCAAGCTTAAAATAGTGGTTCACATTTTTTCTGTAAGCTGGTAATGTTACTTCAGCCTCAACTGTTTCTTTTTTTTCAATTATTATTTTCATGATTGTTTGTTTTTAAGTTAAAATAAATCATCGTGTGAATCAATACGGAAATCATTTGGCATATAGTTACTATCACTTTGTTTAATGTTATTTTTTGCTGTATAGGTAGCATCTGCATTATTTTTAATAAATGGTTCTTGGAATGCTGCACTAAAGTACTGAGTGCCTTTTTGTGAAGTCTTAACCCACAATGAAATTTCCATGATTTTACCATTTACGTTTACGTTACCTTTCCAGTCAGGTTGTTTCTCATTTGTCTTTTTAGCATTCTTAAAGATTGCTCCTGAATTGTTCTTAGTTTCCATGTTTTTGTTTTTTGTTGGTGATTGTAAATTGTTTGTAATTGCTTTTTGTTTTCTCATTTCTTAACCATTGCTCATTAACTGTATATCCTATTTTGCGGATCATTGCAATTAGCTTGTGAAGATTAAGAGTTCCTTGATTGCATTCTTTTTTTGTAATGGCGTACGCATTTGAACCATTTACCGCAATGCCACTTAGTAATGCATACAGTACTGCTGGTTTCTGTGTTTTTTTCATAGTTATAAACTTTTTACAAATATAATAATAATTAATTTTAAACCAATTTATAATTTAAATAATTATGCGTTAAAGTTTCCAACTGTTTTTTTAACCATAAAAATTTTTCAGTTAGGACAAAGTTGATGTCTTCTTCGGCATCCGCTAACTTCTCGCAAACCTCAATTAACTCTTTTTCTGTTTGGTTAATTCTCATTAGCATATTAGTTTCAACTTTGCTTAGGTTATCCATGTACATTTTAGTTTCCATATTTAGCAGTTTTTTGTTTATAAAATTCGTTGATCAAGTCCAATAAGTCATCACTACATTCGCCTGATTTAAAAGCTTTGTGGATAGTTACAAGGCTAAATTTCTTTCCTTTTTTATCGGCAAACCTTTTTAACTTAGTTTGGTCTCCGAATGAGTAGTACTCATCTATTGTGTCTTTGATGTGTTTGGGTATTTTCATATTTGTTTTAAATTTAATTTAAATAAGATGCTATAAAAGTTGGAATTATTTAAAGTAATCATTAAATTGTTTTTTTATCCATCCTTGTCGAGTTTCAATTATTTCACGATAAGCTGCCAGCATACCTCTTAAAAATTCAACTCTTTGACAATCTTTTTCGCTTAATTGCTGAATAATT